TGAAGGCCCAAAGCAATTTAAGCTAGGGCGGCGTGTAGCCAAGAACAGTGGACGCAGCAAACCTTATGAGGCTGCTGTGGAACAGCCAAAGGTGGAGGTAACCAATCCCCCTCCTGCGGTTAGCAAATCAAAGGCAAAGAAGGGCCGCCGTAAGGTCAAGCTCCAAGCGGAGAAGGCTGAGAAGGTGGTGGCTAACCTTGAAAAGGAGAAGGGCAAAAGGGAGAGTTCTCTCGGAAAATGCCCTGTCGACACTAGCAAGTGTGTGCTTGCCGTGCTGAGGCGAAAGGACAACCACGCTAGCTATTTGAATGCCCCAATTGTGGCAGGCAAGGCGCTGGTGCAAAAGCACCTCTTTGATGGACATGACTTCAAATCTGATGATTACGAGTATGTCAGGGACGGTAAAACGTACCCGATGCTCGGACCTAAGGTTGAGTCTTCTGTTGAGAAGGAAATGTGGTATTTCCCGGCCCCAGCCGGTTTGAAGAGCACCTCCTATAGAAGGGGCATGGTGGACAATTCTGTGTCCGTTGAAGAGGGTCAAATTGTTGGCTTGAACAACGAAACAGGTGGCATTGAGGTGTCAGGCGCCCAGATATACCACAAGAGCACCAGACATACCGGCTCTACAAAAGCCGGAAAGTGTGGTAGCTTAGTGCTCACAACTCATGGAGATACACCAAAGTTGGTGGGTTTTCATTGCTACGGCAATGACGGCACTGAAACAAATGGGTATATTGCTTTCACTCCTGCATTGAACCAGGAGGTTGGCAAGGTGACTTTCCCAAAAAACTAGAGCGCCCCGTGGACGGTCCGCTCCGCAAATGGATTGAAAGCCTTCCGGCTGAATATGCCATGAGTGTTGAAAGGGACCAACCCACGGGGCTTCTAACCCCTGGTCTACATAAGATCAAAGGGGAGATGGAGCACCTTGACCTACTTGGACATGTGAACAGGTACAGCTTACCCAAGCACAAACGGACAACTGACCGGGAATATGAACGATGGTATGCCCAACAGGGCAAAGACATCCAGGATATACCAATCTGGAGAAATACAGAGTTTACCGGTCAGGAAGCCTATGTTGCTTTTGCAAAGTATAATCACCAGGAGCCCACCCTGAAGGGCAACGAAGCGGTCGCATTTGATATGGCCACTAGTTGGATGGCCCGACATTTTGCACCTTACATGGCAGACAGTGTTATTTTGAGCGCTGATGACGTGATCCAAAGGACAGATGGATCGGGATCGCCTGGTTATCCGTGGAACAAGACATATAGAACCTGTGAAGCCTTTTATGAGGGCTGCGAGATGGACTACATAACTGAGTATTGGGACAATGCCGAACAGCCAGAGGGCGCCTTTTGTATTTGGAACTCCTTTCTTAAGGAGGAACTGAGAAAGAAGGAAAAGATTCTCAATGGTGATATTAGGCAGATTAACGGGTGCCCAGTTGAATTCAAGATCGCCATGAACAGGTTGTGCTTGGACATGAATGAGAAGTTTTATAACTCACATCTGAAAACAGCAAGTGCCGTCGGGATAAACAAGTTCCGCGGCGGGTGGAATCGCTTGTTTAACAAGCTAAACCGGTTTGAGGAAGGTTACGCGCTGGACGTGAAGAGGTGGGACTCACACTTTCCCGCTCAACTATTTGAGCGGATTGCAGAGTTTCGCTTTACGTGTCTTGATCGCGATACCAAGAGTACTCCCGGCATGAGAGAGCGCTTCATGGAACTGTACAAGCAGATCATCTGCTCAGCAACAGTTATGCCATGGGGAGAGGTCTTGATGACCCGTTTGGGCAACCCTTCGGGGAGCCCCAACACTGTTGTTGATAATACATTGGGACTCTTTTGCCTAGTGGCCTACTGTTGGATCAGGTCACATCAGGAAATTGGCGAAGAGCCGGACTACGTGGATTTTCAGAGACGCGTGGCCCTTGCGCTGTATGGAGATGACAACACTTTCACCTCCGATGAAGCAGGTTTGGAAAGGTTACACCCAACGATGGTTAAGCGTTTCGGCGCCGAGCTGGGTTTTGTGGTTACCGCACCGACGGACATAGCCTTACCTATGATGG